CCCATATCAAAACATACAAGCTCATTTATTAAATGCCATCTACCTGTAACTAATCTTTGACCAAAGACTGCTGCAGGTGTAAGTCCAAAGTCAACTCCAATGTATATAGGTTGATGTGGACTAAGCTGTAGTTCTTCTTTAGCACTATGTAGTTCTTCTTTAAAGTTTGGATAGACAGGTTTACCTTCTTCAATTGATCCTAGTTTATTTAGAACATAAACATCAATCCATCCTTTAGTCTTACCTCTAATAATATTAGAATAATATTTAGGTGTTAAGTTTGATTTGTTTTCTGCATTATCTGTTGGATCATATTTAATAGTCATTCCATTTTCTTTTATTTCTTGCATAGCAGAAGGTTGAGTATAGAAACTCCAGTTATCTGGCTTAACTAACATCAAAGCTTCATCTCTAGATATATGATCTGGTACTGGTACATCACCAGACATAATTGCCCACCAATGATCTTCTTCTGGTGCATTGGTATCTGCTATAACTCCATACCAAGAAGCTCCACCTTCTCTCATGCTTGGAAATCTACCTACCCTCATTGTACAAGCATCTATAATTGATTTAGGTATTTCTCTAGCTTCGTTTACCCAAACACCTGTAAGCTCTAAAGATAATAGTTTCTTAACATCTTCTGGTCTATCTAGAGCTAAGAAGATAATTTCTATATCTAAATCATTCTTAACTATTCTATGAGTATAAGGAACACTCCAAGCAAAGTTTCCCCAGACATCTTCTGGAAACCAATCAAGCCATGTTTTAATTGTTGTTGTTCTTAGTTGTGGGTTTGTATTTCTAATTACTGCCCATCTTGATTTACGAATACCTTGTTGATTCTTCTGTTGAAGCAAAGCTCTCCTAAATATTTCTATGCAACAAGATACTGATTTGCCAGATCCTACTGGGCCACGAATACCACGAAAGAAGTCATCAGACTTCATAAAGGTTTTTATAGTTTGACCATCTGGTTTATATTTAAAATCAATCGACATTTGTTCCTACATTAGACTTTAACAGATTATAAATGGTTTCTTCACCAAAAGCTTCTACTAATTTATCAGCTTCTTTATCTGTTATCATATGTGTAGGATAGTATTTTAGATGTGTATTCTTAACAATAATTCTTAATCTTCTTCTATCTTTTAAGCTTAGAGTATTGAGGAACGACATTCTTCTACCTTTATTTGTAATAGTACATCTTCAAGGATTTCTTTTTCTGTACCATATTTTTTTTCAAAATTTTTTTTATCCAAATGGATTCCAGTATTACCTTGATGATGCTCATAGCATAATGGGATAACTTCAAAGTGAGAAGATCTCCTACCCATACCAACATTACCTTTACCATTATTTCTTATATGGTGTAAGGTAGCTGGTGATTTACACACATAGCATCCAAGCTGTGCTACCTTATCCATGTGTTTCTTTTCTTCTTTGGTAGCCACTACTTCTTTTTTTTGGCTGCCATTATCTTCTTTTTTAAAGCTGCAGGTAAATTCTTTTGTTTACCTTTTAGTCCTTTGCTTGGTCTTCCTCTTTTACTTCCGTAGGTTCCTTTTCCGTAAGGCATTGTTTCTCCTGTTCTGTTGATTGTTCATATGTTGCTCTACATCCATCTGGTGTTGCTGCACTAGCCATCTGTATTGCTTGTATATCATTATCGGCAGAATATACAATCTCTCTTTTGAAATTATCACCTTGCCATATATATACTTTGTAATTCATGAGTTCCTCCTATGTTATTGGAAAGGACGAACCTATACATTAAAAAAAATATTTTAAACGCACTTACTTTCCCTGACTGGAGTATTTCTTCCAGGAACGCTTCTTATGTTTATTCATGCTAGACTTTTTGGGTCTTCTACCTATGGATGTCTTCTTTGGAATACGTTCATGTATAACTAAATCTTTAAACTTCTGTCTTGCCATGATTTACTATTTTGAACCCTGTTGTCTGTGACATACGCCTCGTCAGCTAAAGCTGGTGAGTTTTGCCCCCACCCTCCGACTCTGCGAGTCTAGAATGTGTGGGTGCATACCAACGCCTCACGATAGGTCTATATTAATCTTAATATCCCCCTGTATATTGTGAGCTATACGATCGGGTGCTTTCAATCCAGCACGATCAAGTATATCTCTACTAGCCTCTAGTTGAACGTACTCTGATCTTGCTCCACTTGACAGCTCGATCATCTTTCTACTCGCACTTACTGCGCCTAAGCCTAGAGTTTGTGCTACACGCTGTTGCATATAACTCTGTACCTTTGGCAAACGTAGTGTGCGAGAAGCACTTACTCTCGCTGACTCTTTACTCTTTTCTATTGAATATCCTGCCTTTTCGGCAGCTTCAGTTATACTACACCCTGTTGTTACGATAGTATCAACTAAGGCTCGTTGTTTCTCTGTTAAGTCATCTTTCATATCTATTTATTCTACCCTTATAAGTACGTAGTTTTAAAATAACCTCGTGTCAAGGATTAATCAAGGACTTTAGTTGTTCTGCGAACTCACAATACTAAATGTAGTTGCGACTTAAAAGGAATGGACATCCGTCCATGCTATTGACCCCATACGCAATTAGCTTTGCTACCATTCGCTGTTGCTCATTATTGCTATGGGTCCCCCCACACACACGTGGCTACAGGTGCTTGTATCATGAGTTTGCCTCAATGAATAGTGCTAGGGGACATCAGCGCCGCACCTAAAGGTGCTTCCCTATCGGTGCGCTGTGTCGCACTATATCATTGAGCTTTGCCTCATGATGACTGCACCCCTGTCCACGTGCGTTAGGCACTAACAAAGGAGGTTATATGGACTATGTTAAGTACTATGAGTTAGTAGTTGATGCTACTAATAGGTTGAGAGTGAATGAGTTATTTACTCTTAGAGAAGAAGCTGTTGTTAAAGGTGACGAAGATAAAGTTGCTGAGATTAACAGTGAGTTAAATACACTAACAAATGGAGGTATATATGTTGGCGAGTGAAGTAAACAGTGCTGATTATTCAGACAACAGGTTAGATTCAATGCATGATGTATTGGATTCTGTTGATGTGAAAGCAGGTGTTAGAGCATTATTTGATAATGTTATTACACCATTTGCAGAGCATAAAGATTGGACTATGTTAGCTGAATGGAATGCTAATAGTATAATCGGTTGCTTTCAAAGACATCTAGAACAATGTGAAGCTAGTTCTGATAAGACAAGAGATCTTATGAAGAATGCTATCAGAGAAGATGTTGGCAATGAAATATCTATGTTGAATGTAGATAAGCTTATTTTCAGACGAGATGCTCAAGACTTGAACATCAAACGTGCTGAAATGATAGTTAATGAGTTACACTTAGCTTATGAAGTTGCATTTGGTAAGAAGTTTGTACCAAAAGCTAAGGCTTCAGCTAAGGATGTAACTAAACAAGCACAGATGAAAGAGTATAATATAGCTAGATTAAAAGAAGCTATGAAGGACTAATCTGTACTACAAGCCCAGCGATCTTAATTGGTCGCTGGGTTTTTTTTATCGTTAAGGGAAAAAAAAGTTCGGCGTTGAAACTCACTAGAGTTGCTGCCGAAATTAAATGAAAGGAGCAATGTATGTTAAATAAGTTACAAGATTGGTTAATGAACGTAGCAGCTAAATGGCTTTGGTTTGCTATTATGTTACCAATAAGAATAACACTAGGTTTATGTTTTGCTATTGCAAAGTATATGCCAAGTACAGTTCAATTACCTTACAAGGTAGTTAAACGAGAAGAAGCAAAAGACAAACAATGGTGGAGCTAATATGACAATGCATATGTTTTGGATTATAACTTTAGTTTTAGTCCATATTGGATTTTTATTATTTGTTCCATGGGAATAAACAGAAAGGGTACACATGACATTTATTATGCTAGTGATAATTGCAATCATGATAGGCTATGGTATAACTATTGCTAAAAGCAATTTAGATTATATCGAGCAAATGAACAGACTATTGCGTGAAGAAATGGACGCAAAAAGAATGGAGAGGCAACAGTTATGGGAAAAGTCAAAGGACACACAAACGAACAGCTAGATAAACTTCTATGGGATTATGCAGAATGCAAAATCGAAATGGATGAGTATATAGCTGGTATTACTGCTAATGGTATTCAATCATCAGCAGATATACAGGAGTGGAAAGACAATGCAGAAGAAGCAAGATACGACCACAAAGTATCTGAATATAACAATAAGTTCTAAAGATGTTCTTGTTCTAGAAAAAGTTATATATCAATATATGCTAGAGCAAGAAGCTTTAGTTTATAAAGATACAAAAGACATTGACGCATATTCTGTATATCGCAAGATAAGAGATTTAATAACATTATATGATTTAAAGAATCCTATAACCAAGTGTTAGAGGGGTGGCTTCCCCTTTCCCTCGCTTGGTCTAAACACCAAGTTGCGTTGCACTTGGGGGATAAAAGCAACGCACAACTCTCCCAGAATGAGAGAGCTGTATAACAATAGAAAAGAAAAAATATAACTAGAAAGGTATATTATGATTTCCGTTATCAAAGATCAGATAGAAACTCTACGCACAAATGTTAAAGATGTGATACCGAAGTTTTTTAAATTTTGGAAATTCATTTTAATTGGCATTTTGTCAGGACTTATATGGGTATTGTACTTCATAGGTGCAGCTACCGATATAATTCATTCATTTCTAGTAATGATAAAAAAACAACTGAAGGAGAAACAAAATGAAGGTAAATGATATATTAAAAGATATACCTAAAAGACTACCAAGAAATACTATCAATAGAAAGTATGGGATATTTGGTTTGTCTTTAGGTGATGAGCTATACACTAGACTAGATAGTTATTGTAAAAAAAATAACATTCATAAGTCTAAGCTAATCAAAGCATTATTAACAAAATATTTAAATGAGGCAGAAAATGTATAATGTAATTTTATGGAAAGATAATGGTAATGAAGATTTTCATGTGTTTGAAAAGAAACCGACATTCAAAGAATTATACAGATTGATGTCATGTACTATGATTGAAATAGTACAAGGATATAATCAAGATGTGTCTAATAGAACATTTGATATGTACATTGATGAAGAAGGTAAATTCAATCCAATGAAATATCCAAATAAAAGAGCTACAGCTGCATGGTACACATGGCAATCAAGAACTGGTCATCAGTCTTTGCCAGGTGATAACATTGTAGGTGATGTAGCTATTATTAGAAAGGTAAGTAATGGACATAAAAACACTTCTAAAAATATGCAAAGCAACAGGTAGAACTATACCTTGCGATATGCATGATCAGATTAATCAAACATATTATTCTGAATCTAAAGCAGAACATATTCCAATTGCAGAGATGGATATTGTTCATTTGATAAGAGCTTTTAACAAAATGAAAAGTGATAAAGAAATTATCAAAGCATTTGAAGAAATAGTAAAACGAAAGGTACAAAACTAATGGCTAATTGTTATTATCATTCGGTATCATCAGTTAAAAAATGGGGTGGTAAACCAGAAGACTACCAACCTATACATAACTGGTTTGACGAATCAAAAAAGATTATTGCACACTTTACTCATAGAGCTTTACGACATCATGCTGAAGGTTGTTTCGCTGCCGAAAAAGAGTTTGGTGTAACAATAACAAACTCTGATGGGAAGAAAGTTCCTGTCAGATTAATAGCAGAACAGCACATCAGAGAAGATCTAGGATGGATTCCTAGTTTTCAAGATTGGGCAGTTCAAATAAAAGCAACCAAGTGGATGATGAAAGGACAACCAAAACCATGACAGATAGAAATATACAAGAAGTATGTAAGTCATTACACACAGCAGGTATAATCAGAGTAGAAATAGATTATTCTGGTGGTAATGATGATGGTTCTTTTGAAGAAGTTAGATACTACCAAAACGAAAAAATAGTTGGTGGAGTAGCTACTGCAAACAAAGAAACACAAGCCAATGTAGATTGGTCTAAAGTTCTTAAACTAGAAGAAGACGAAGACTTTGATGATGAGTCTTTTCTTGGTTTAGTTTATGGCGATCAAGGAAGACTAAATCAATGGTATTCTTTTGCAGGTGAGTATAGTGTAAATGGTACAATTAAACTAGACACTGCAACAGGAGAGTTTGATGATTCTGGTGAACAACAAACTTACGAACCTCAAAGCAATACAGGTAATCTTTACAAAGATAAATGTGTAGATATTTATGGTAAAGATTTTTAACAATAGGAGCAATATGAAACCAATAAGAAAAGATGAGTTACTTTATCTTGATCAATTGATCAAAGATAAATTTAGAGATAGAAGACAAGATATGGAATCAGCTATCGAGTCTGATACTCAAAAACAAACTGATAAAAACGTAAAAAGTTTTATCAATAAGTTAGGTATCAAAGCTGAAATCAAAGCATTTAAAGATGCCGAAGATAAACTTAAAAAGTTTATTGCTAATAAAGAAAGTTATGAGTTAAAACTTTCTGCTGCTAAAGAAAAAGCAAAAAGAAAGTTAGAATCAAAACTAGATTCTTGGACTAACATTAGAAATTGGAAATCACATCATGATAATAGATATGAGTTTTCAATTAAAAATGTAGAAGATGTAAATGAAGATTTACATACAGTTTGTAAACAAGAAACTAGAAAAGCTATTGAAAAACTTCCTAAATACAAAGTAATAAAAGATCTAGAATTACTTGAAGAACAAGCTAGAAATGTGTTATATTCTGGTAGAGATATAATGCAAGTTTGGAAACATTTAGGTATGACGTTTAAAACTTCTGGTGTACCAGTAGCTGCACCTAAAGAGTTTCTTCAAATAGAAAGTAAATAATGAAATCAATAGACGAGAATATAGAGTATCTCGCATCAACAGACGAAGCTTTTGCCAAGACACAGGCAGAAGTTTCGTATGGTGACGATATGCTAAAACACATCAAAGGTGCTTTTGTATCTGCGTCCGAAGACTCAGTATCTAAAGCTACCGAAAAGTTTTATGCTTCAGCTATTTATAAGAATCATATTGATAAGATGAACAGAATAAATATTCAGTTATTAAATATGAGAAACAAAAGAAGAACTGCTGAAATGCATATAGATATATGGAGAACACTAGAAGCATCAAGGAGGAAAGGTAATGTCTGATAATATTTATCAACATATTGGTCAACAAATGAAGATGAGGCGTATAGCTGGTAAGAATAATTCTGGTAGATTAATAACTCAATCAGAATTAGCACAAGCTTGTAATGTTACGTTTCAACAAATACAAAAATACGAAAAAGGTAATAATAAAATACCAATAGATAAGCTATTAAAAGTAGCAAAATATTTAAATACACCTGTATTAAATTTTATTCCTGCTGCCGAATATACTGCAGTTGAACAATATACACAGGAACAATTAAACGAATCCCAACAATAACCTCTGGGATGGTGGGGGAAGCGAGAGTGGAACCCACCATATAGTGTTGACAGCTACCGAAATATCAATATATCTGGTAGTATGTCGAATAAGGCACTAGGAACACAGTTTCATAATCACTTGATACCGCAATTTGTTAATTTGCGTAAAAAGAGATCTATCTCACAATTAGAAATGGATGAGATCTTAGGTGTAGCCAAAGGTCTTGTTTCAAAATGGGAGTGTGGTATAAGAAAACCAAGTGGTTGGTTATTCTGTTGTTGGGCAGAAGCACTAGGCGCTGAGATAATTATAAAAGAAAAGGATAAATAAAATGGCAGTCAATCCAAATATAGAACCTCATGGTGTAACTGACGATCCAATTGTAAATGAAGTAATTGAATTAATAGTTAAACGACATTTACAAGGTATGGAGAAGTTCGGTAAAACTATGTCAGCAAATGAACGTCCTATCAATGAATGGGTAGATGAAACGATAGAAGAATTGTTAGATGCAATTCATTATCTAGTTAAAACTAAAACCATTTTTGATAAATTCAAAGCAGATAATAAAAGATTAAAAGCTGCATTAGAAGCATTTGAAAAGGAGTCGTTTGTAAATGATAAAAAAGAAGAAAGAAGTTGATATAACACCATATCATGTAAGACAACAACTTTGGTATATGTCTTTACTAAAGTTTTATAAAAATATTGAGTATAACGAAAATATTTATAATGAGTTTGCTAATAAGTTATTGAGTGGTAAGCTTGATCAAAAGACATTAAAACAATTAGATAACTTAAGAAGACAACACAATGAGAAGAAAAAAAAAGAGTACGAAGAAATCAAAAAGAAAAAAGCTACTCGTTTGGGACTCAGCTTTAGGAGAGTTTTTAGACAAATCAAAAAAAGTTAGTGGCTATTACATAGAAAAAGGAAAGGTA